TCTACTAATATTTTTAATTTACCACCATCTCCTGTTGAACCAGTAAACCTAACATTTGTTTTACCTTGTATTAACCACGTTCTAGTCTTACCATCATTAGGAGTTGTGTATGTAGAACCTGTTAAATCAATAAACGATGTACTAGTGGTATTTTGGTTAGGAGATTGATAAGTAAATGATGTTTTGACACCATATAAATTAACCAAAGCAGTAGCATTAAATGTTGGTGATGGTGCAGCACCTGCTGAATATGTCGTAAAATGATAATCTAAATGTATGCTGTGAGGCGAACCATCACTAAATGTTGTAGGGTCTGCTGTTCCATCTGCCGAGCTTTCAAGTTGAAACTCCAAAGGAGCTGTTCCTGATGTTATCGCACTTACATTATAAAAGTTCCCACCATAAAACACAATACCTGCGCTAATATCTTTATTTGAGTTAGTTAATACACATCCCTCAACTACATATGGAGTTGTAGAGCTATAAGTACCTAAATTAGTTATAACAATTGAACGAATAACAGAGTCTACCATCTCTCTGTATGACTTTTGTAAAAACTCTTTACTTTCAACTTTAAATGGACTCCATGCCGTTGCGGTTTCTTGTGTTGTATCTATTTTTTTCATTGTTTATTTTTTAATATGATTGAATGTCGAATTTAATTCCTGCTAAATTATAACGATTAGCTTCCTGCTCTATAATTGCCTTTGCTTGTACTGGGTTTGAATCAATTGCTGAAAGTATAGCAGCAGGAACGTAAATAGTATAGTTGTAAACAGTAGTTGTTGAAGGATTTCCGAGTGATGAATACCAAAATCTATTACTTGTATTTGGTGCAACCCATGTATTTGTATTTGTTCCCGAAGGTGCACTATACAAAACACCAACACGGTTAACTAAATGATTTACTATATAAATGCTAGGTATTGAACTACTAAAAGGCGGTGTTATTGTTGAAGGACTGAAACGTCTATTTAAGGCATATTCTAGCATTACCTTTTGAGCTGAATATTTAGAACGTTCATTTAATCCAATATAATCATCAAGTATTTTATACCAGTATGTAGTATCAGTTGGCAAAGGAAATAAACCAGTTGGAGGTGTTTTAATACACCAATATGCAGCACGACCATATCTAACAGTATTGTAAATAGTGTAGTTAGTAGCACCGTTAAATAGTGAATAAGATGAACCTGTTAGTCTTTCATTCCACCAGTCTTGTAGTTTAGTCAATGGGCTAACTAAAATATTTAACCAAGCAGTATGCTTTGGCTTCCTCAATAAAGGAATGTTTAAATTATCTGCTAATTGTTCAAAGTCTATCATAATGCTGCGCTATAAGTAATTGTATCAGCCCAAGTGTTTGATGAGGTTGTTTCTTGTCTTGCGTAACCTGCTGCCGTATCATAAAATCTGGCATTTATTCCGGATGTCAATTCATAAACAACTGTACCTAATGGTAAAGAAGTTGAATAATTACGACAAACTATTTTTGCTAAATTAAAATCTACAACACCATCTGCATTAAGAACAGCATCAATAACCTCACTTACTTTTATTTGACCTGTATAGTTAACTGGTTTACTTCCTGTATTATCTGAAATACTAATTGAATCTAAATAAGATTTTAAAGCAGTTTCAACATTTGATTGTATGATGCCGGCATAGCCATTTTGGTAATATACAGAGCCATATATTGCAATATAATCACCATCTTGACTAATTAAGTTGTGGTAAATACCTGCTCCAATAACTTCAGTTAAAAATCCATCAAGTTGAGTTTTTGCAGTACCTGTTATAGCAGAATAGCCAGTAGTTGAGTTACCTTGTGCAGCCTTAATGTTAATAAGTCCATTTGCTGCCGTTGTAACTGAGCATAAAGTAACAATGTTAAATGCTGTATTTTTTGTTGCATATCCTACGCTAAAATCTGGATTAATTACTACTACATTTGTTGAAGGAGATCCGCTTGAATCATATTGATAATTAAAAACTTGATTTTGAATCCATTTTGGACTTCCGGGAGGTGTTTTTAAAGCTATTGCTTCAGCATTTGAAATATAAAGGTCTTGAACTTGCTCAAATAAGTTAATAGCAGATGCAATAATATAACACCATAGGTTATAAATAGCTGTTAAACTTGGACTTGTTAATATGCTTCCAAGTGTTGTATCTGCTTGAATATCTGCAAGCATTTTATCTTTAATTGTTTGTACTGACCTTGCCATTATGGTATATTATTTACTATTTGTGGTTGAATTATTAATGATGGCGCATTTCCTGTATTAGGTGTAGGGATTGCGCTAAAATCTTTATAAGTTGCATGATACGTTTGTTCAAACTGCATCAATAAATTATTATCGTAGTTTGGATTTTCGCTAATTCTTAAAAAGCGACTAACTGTAGGCTCATTACTCGCGAACTCCATGACTTGCATAGTTTGGTAAACCTTTAATTTGTCGTTAAGTATTTCAATATCTTCATTTTTAATTACTCGCCTTGCCAAATGTAGAGTAGTATCAAAGTCAACTTGCTGAACTTGTCCTTTTTGAGATAATGAGGTAACATTTATGTTTGAGAACTCAATAAAACAAGCCGGGTAATTAATAGGGTAGTTATCGTTTTCCTTTTGCAGTTCATGCTCGGTTTGGTTATTCCATAACATGATTGTTTTGAACAAAGGTTTATTATCACTACCTAAAATAGCTGCCAAACGTGTTTTTATTGCTGTGTAGATTTCTGGTGTCATACGCTCATTAATGCTGTGTTAACCTTTGCTATTATTTTAGCTTCGGTTCTTTTTTCTAAATTACTACTGTTCCCCATGTATTTACGTTTAGGCATTTTAAACGAGTATTTACCCCAAGCTCTACCCATTAAGCCCTCATTATGAATAGCTGAGTACGGCAAATCACTTGATAAAATTCTTTTTTTATTATTGATACGTTTTTTCTTAATACTATTCATCAATACTTTTTTACCTACTAATGTTGGTTTAGTGTTTGGATGGTTTCTTTTACCTCTTGCTATACCTGTAAATATTTGATTTCTTCTAGGTTGCCAACGTTCCAAAACATTATCAGTAAAACCCCCGTCTTTAAATGACTTTTTGAAATGTTGCTCGGCATCGTTTGCAGCTATTTCAATAGCCTCATTTATTGCCTTATCAGCAGCATTTGCCATTTTATCAAGTTTAAATTTATTTGCCATTGTAGGGTAGTGGTAGTTTAAAATTCTTTTTAGCTTCCTTTCTCGGAGCGTTTTTAAAATATGGATGGTCGTGTGGAAATACAATGCCCTCTTTTCCAAAATTCATTCTAAACATTACAGGCACATTTTTATAAGCTTCCTCCATGTCAAAATCTCTTAAACTTGTGTTTTCACCTCTTGGATATGATTTTATTTTGCAGCGACAATTCCAACCATTAGGAGGTGTAAACGTATTCCAAAAGTTATCATCTTGTTTTCTTATAATTCCATCTAAATAAACGTGTGCAGGTCTTACATGGCTATCTTTCATCGTCACATATTCCAAATATGCAGGGCTTTTTCTATCAACTAACTTAACCCACTTTTTAGCAGCCTTGCCAACCATTAAAGAGTGGTCTAATTCAGCAGATAAATAAGCTCCAAGAAAATCAGCAACTATCGGACTAGCTTCTTGTTTAAATTCAGAGTATGTTTTGTTTTCTTTTTTAGGCTCAATTTCACTAACCATTATATAAGTCTTAGCAGCAGCGAAATAGTAAACGTTTCTACGCATCTTACTAACTTTTACAATCTGATTTTCATTATTAGCAATACCAAACCCGTCATTTAAAGCCTGCTCTAATTCTTTGGCTATTTTTAAATAAATTGTTGTAGGAAGTTTACTTTTATTGAAGTCGCCTAAATAAATAGAATGCAAAAACATCTCTAATTCATATTGATTAAAGAATTGTTTTGGTGCTTTTTTATTAGCAGCATTACAAACCTCGCATTTATGGATATAAGAAATCGAGCTCATTCTTAATTGTTTTCTGGTTATCTGTTAAACTCGGTTGTGCAATTAATTTAACTGGCGTTCTATAAGTAGCTTCTATGTATTCAGGACTTAATTCATATTTACCTGAGTTAATTAATGGAATATCAATGTTTTTAGCTTTTTCCATTAAATCAATATCCTCAACATCGCTAATCTTGTAAGTTAATCCTTCAGGAATAATACCATGATAGCGTAAAATTGGAAACAACTGATTGTTAGTGGCATTCTCAAGCATATGCTCGTCACGCTCCATGTATCTGTCAGCTACTTTCATATGTGCTTCAGCAGCTCCAACATGTGCTTTCTCATCCATTATCCCGGTAGCACCTAAAATAAGTTTGCTTATCTCAGTATTACATCGGTTAATCATTTGGTCGAATACTTGAAAAGCATCACTTCTATTATTGTTGATTACTTCAATCAAATCATTCTTATCTAACACGGCATAAGATGAAGTACCCATGTTTTTTAAGAAGTTTTCCATGTTTTGACGGCTCAAAGGATCTGTTATATCCGTTTTACCTGTTCTGATAGGAACACCGAAAACCTCACAAAATTCAGCCCAAGCCCCTAAAGCATTTTTCTTATAAATAGCGTAAATAGACGCTTGTTTTAAAATACCTAAGTCTTTTTCATCACCAACACCAACACACCACCATTTAAAAGGCTCATCTCTCCAATCGTTACCATTAAATCCTGAGTATGTTTCGGTAACTAAATGAAACTCAGGTTTAACATATTGGCGTGGTATTAAAGTAGATGAAGCAAAACCATTTGCAGTAATATCACCAAATTGAATAACTGAATATCCGTAGTATGGTGTTTCTAAAACATAACGAGCAAAATCATAAAACCATTTTGTGTTTAATAGTTTAGTATATTCTTCATTAACAGTTCCATCTTGGTTTAGTATTTGATGTTCACGGCTTACTGTCATGTTTATCCTGTTCTCAATACAAGCCGATAAATGAGCGTCAAGCATTGCATCTTTATAAGTTTGCAATAATTGGTAACGTTGAGGGCGTTGTATATTTTCAGCAGCAAGTAAACCAAGTCTAAGCTTACCAATATCTTGACGAATACGAAATAGCTGCGTTTCTAAAGGTATTGTGTTGTAAATATTAGCGTCTTGTGGTCTTTGTTTATTAAAACCTATTTCTTTCTTTGCCATTAGTAAGTATTTTGTTGTTTAGGTGCGCCAGTTCCAAATACAAAAGGAATACCCTGCACAGGATATTTTTGAGGAAGCAAAGCAGGAATCTCTCCAAGTGCTACCTTTTTTAACCAACCCATAGCACCGCCATTTTGATTTCTATCATTTCCATCGTAACGAATAAGCCTAACCTCTGGAATATTTCGAGGGCTTATAGAAGTAAATAGATTAAATAAAGCAATATCAATTACTTTCTCAACTATTAATTGACTTCTATTATCGCCTTGCGTCCATTTCGTGCCATCTGTAGGTAATGTGTTACTAAATGAATAAATAGAGTTTTTTCTCCAATAAACAGTATTTGAAACATCTTGCAATTGTTGTGATGTTCCACCATCATAAGGAACTGTTTTATCCGCTCCGTATTCACTAAAAACAGCATTATTTAAAGACTGCCCATTTGTATTTCTTAAAGCTGTGTAAGTGTAGTTATCACTAAACCAAACTGTAGTTCCTGCTAAATAATTAGTAAACGATTGAAATTCTGAGTTTGGAATATTTGCATAGAATAAAGCATAATCTAAACAAATAAAATTCCATTTAGCAGCGTTCCATGTTCCTGTAGTTCCGTTTGTATTACACTCGTAAATGTTGTTATTGTAACTAACACGATTACCAACTGCGTAAGTACTCGAACTATTATATTCTGCTTCATGATATTGAACTCTATTTTGTCCGTAGTATGTTGTACCACTTGAATAAATCGGTGTATCTGTAAAAATTCTATCTAAGTCAAAACGAGCACACAGAGCGTTTTTAATTATCTCAATTGCTGTATTTTCAGAATCAATCAATAACTGGTTACCATCATATCCAGCATCATTAGCAGATAATAATAAAGCATCTAAATCATTGGGCTGTATAAGCCTATAATAGTCAGTATTTCTTAGAAATCTCATAACACAAAAATACATTGAGTCAAATCAATAATTATTTTTTTGAGTCAAAATATAACGGTTCGCAAACTGCCTATATAAATTTGTAATATGGAATTGAGATACATTGAAAATATTTCTACTGACAAAACAAGTGCAACTATGCGTCTATATGGTCGTATTGGTGACGCTGTTAACGGGGCTGCCTTTGCTGCTGAGATGAGATATTTATCTGAAATGTGCAATGAAATTAATATGCGTATCAATTCTGAGGGTGGTTCTGTTTTAGAAGGTTACACAATTCTTGACGCTATGAATGAAATCAATGCATCAGGAAATTGTAAAGTAAATACACATAATTCTGGAATGGCTGCAAGTATGGCAAGTGTTATTTTATGTAATGGCGTAAGACGTACAGCAGATAACTACTCAATCACAATGATACACAATGCAGGAGGAACAACAGAGGATAAAGTTCTTGCAGCTATCAATCAATCAATACAAACTATTTATAAAGATAGAACTCGGTTAAATGGCGATACAGCAGAAAATTTAATGAATGCTGAAACTTTTATGGATGCTAAAACGGCTGCTGAGTATGGTTTTATTGATGATGATGGAATCATTGAAACAGGCAAAAAAGTTAAGCTACCTAAGAAAAAGAGTATTGAAAACTTAGCGATTATATACAATCAATTATTAACACCAAAAAAAATGGATAAAGTAACAGCCTTATTAGGCTTAAAAAACGAAGCATCTGAAGATGTAATCGTTGAAAACATCGAGTCTTTGAAAAAAGATTTAGAAACTGAAAAATCAGAAAAAGCAAAACTTGAAGCTCGTTTAGCAGAACTTGAAGAAGCTGCAAAAAAAGCAAAAGAAGAAGAAGAAGCTAAAAAAGTAGCTGATGTAACTGCTAAAGTTGAGAACGCTATTAATAAAGGATTAGCAAAAGCAGATAAAAAAGATGAGTTAATCGAGTTAGGTAAAACTAACATGAGTATGCTTGATTTAGTAATTGAATCTGCTACAAAAGCAAGTAAAGCGACTAGCGTTTTGCCAGCTAATGCAGGTAAGGAAAGTACAGGAGAAGATCGTTCAAGCTGGACTATAGTTGACTGGCAAAAGAAAGATGAAAAAGGATTGGCAGAAATTCAAAAAACTACTCCTGAAGTTTACAATCAAATGTACGAAAACTATTACAAGCTAGGTATTGGTAATCCAAAATTCATAAACAAATAACAAACAATAAAAACAAAAACAATGAAAGCTATAGTATTTATTTTTTCAATTATCCTTTTAGGATTAACAACAGAAACAAAAGCACAAGCATTATATCCTTTTGGTGACGCAACTGCTTTAACAATTGCGACATCTGGAACTACTGCAATTACCGTTACTAACCGTTCAAATTATGTTGCTTCAGTTCCAACTTTAACTGCAAACATCACTGTAAGTGTAACAGCAGGAAGTAGATTAAAACCGGGAGCTGAAATGCTTTTAACTGTTAAAACAACTGCTACTGAAACAACAACTTTTGTAGGTGCAATTGTAGCCCCTGTTGTAACTGGTGTAGCAGGCAAAACATGGTCGCAAGCATTTATTTACAATGGTACAAATTTTTATCCATGCGGTGCTAAAATTCAAGTAGACTAATAAATAAACAATAACAAACAACTCAAAAATAACAAATCATGGCATTACAACAGGAAATATGGGTACAAGACATTCAAGAGAATCTTTTCCCTCAAAATCCATTCATGGAGCGTGCAACAGATCACTCTATGTTCTTGCAAAATTTAACTGTGCATTTACCACAAGCTGGCTCTAACCCAACTTTGTATAAAAACAACACTTCTTTGCCGTTATCAATTAACCAAAGAACGGATTCTGATTTTACATACAATATCAATAACTACAAAGCTGAGCCACGTTTAATTACAAACTTAGAAGAGTTACAAATTAGTTATAACAAGCGTGCATCAGTAATGATGAACTACTACAAAACAATCGGGTACGGTGTAGCAAACAATACGTTATATGCTTGGGCTCCATCTGGTGCTTCTCGTATTGCTAGAACTTCTGGTACTGCTGTTACAACTGCATTAGCTCCATCTGCAACAGGCAGCCGTAATGCTATTACATTACAAGATATTGCAAACTTACGTTCTATCTTAGACAAAGATAATGTTCCTCAAGATGGTCGTATTTTAATTATTCCTTCTGACATCTATAACAATCAGTTGTTACAAATCAATAACATCCAAGCGTTTTACGCTTATAACAAAGACACTTTACAGACAGGTGTAGTTGGTAAAATCTTCGGATTTGATGTTTATGTACGCCCTTCAGTAGTTGTTTACGATTCATCTGCGGTAATTAAAGCAATTAACGATGATGGTACACCTACAACTCCTGCAACAGGTGATAACTTGGCTGTTTTAGCTTATCATCCTGATTTCGTTTCAAAAGCATTAGGCCAAATCAATGTTTATGCAAACGAAAACAGAGCTGAATACTTCGGTTCTATTTTCTCAGCAGAAGTTCAACACGGAGCATCTCCTTTACGTTCTACTTATATCGGTATCGCTGCATTAATTCAACAATAATTTATTAGCCCCTGAGTAAAATTGGGGGCTTATTATAAACCAATAAAAACAGGAAAAATGTCATCAGAAAACAAATCAAAATTAGAATACACAAAAGAACGCGCAGCAATTGAAGCATCAAAATATCTACCAACTGCAAAAGATAAAGTTGTGGTGGTTATGCCGTTTGAGGCTGCTTGGATTGATCCTACAGAAGAAGGTATGGAGTCAATCAGAGATTTCGCTTCAACTCGTGGCGGTTCTGTATTTGAATTTTCAGTAGAAAAACAAAAAATTGCATATTCAGTAGAAAAACAAAAAGCTATTGCATAAAAAGCAGAAGCTAAATCTAAAAAATAATTAAAACATGGCTTTAGGAGCAGTTACAGTAAATCGTCTATCTGGTGGGATAGGTAGGCAAGCAGCAGGTGAGGATTATTTCTCTGGCTACTTGCACTACTTTCCTGCGGGTTACACATTACCGACAGGTTTTCAATCACAAGCAATTCACATTTGTAATTCTATTACAGATTTAGTTGCATTAGGTGTAAGTGGGAATAGTTCAGATGAAACAAAAAGCACAGGAACATGGCAATGTACCAATGCAGGTGTAGCAGGTGAAACTGTTTCATTATCATTTACAGATCCATTTACAGGAGTTACAACTGTTTTAGCAACTGCTACAGTTCCGGCAACTCCAACTACAACTACTACTGCAACTGCTTTAAAAAATGCGATTAATGCAAACACTTATTTAAACGGATTTACTGCAACTAGTTCAACAGCTACAGTAACATTTACACCGGGAGCAGGTTATGGCGCATCATTAAATACTGGTACGCCTTATACAGTAACTTATAGTTCAAGTCCAACAGTAGCAGGTACATTAACTCAAAATGTAGTTGCAGGTGTTGGTTCACAATATGATGTTTTATACTATCATGTACGTGAAGCATTCAGAATGCAAGGTATTTTAAACGGAAAACCACAAGGTCAAATCTGGGTTGGTTGTTATAACATTAGTGCTTCACCTTCTACTTATGCGAATTTTACGGAAGTAAAAACGATTCAATCTTACGCAAATGGAGCTATTAGACAGATGGGTGTTTATGCTAACACAACAGCATTTGCAACTAGTCATGTAACTGCATTACAAGCAAGAGCGACTGAATTAGAATCATTAAACACACCATTATCAATTATTTATCAAGGTGATTTTAGCGGAACATCTGACTTAACAACTTTATCAAACTTAGCAACATTATCAAGTAAAAACGTATCGGTTTGTATCGGTCAAGATGGTGCAAATGTTGGTAAAAATCTTTACAAAGCATTAGGAAAATCAATCGGTATGGTTGGTACTACTTTAGGAGCTGTTGCTTTATCTAAAGTATCTGATTCTATTCAATGGAGAGGTAAATATAATGCTATTGATACACTTGAATATACTGTTTTAGCTTTTGCTAACGGTGCTTTACAAAGCGCATCAGGAAGCGGATTAAATGCTTTATTAACTCAGATTGATTTGTACCGTTACATCTTTTTAATGAATGAAACAGGTTTAAATGGTGCTTTCTTTAATGCCGGAAATACTGCTAATACAGTTAGTTCAGATTACGCATACATTGAAGATAATAGAACTATCGACAAGCAAGCAAGACTTGTAAGAACTGCTATTTTACCATTCTTAGGTGGTCCAATTACTTATAATTCAGATGGCACTTTGTCAACTGCAACAATTGATTATATCGAAGGATTAAGTGATTCAGCAATGTCTCAAATGCTTAATGCCGGTGAGATTTCAGCATACAAAACAACAATTAACCCAACTCAAAACGTACAGCAAACTGGTAATTTAATTGTTACCATTCAAGATGTACAAACAGGAGTTGCAAGAAATATAACAGTAAACATCGGCTTTGTAGCCTCAATAGCATAAAAACATGGCATTTTCATTACCACCGTTAATTAACGGTAAATCATACGAGAACGCAGATATAACAGTTATCATTGGCGGTAACATTATAGCAGGTATTACAGCTCTTAAATACATGGAAGAGGATGGAATCGAGCCTGTTTATGGTGCTGGTCGTAAAATGGTTAGTTATGGTGTAGGTCAAATTAAGCCTAGCGGATCAATTACTTTATTAATGGAGGAAGTACAAAATATTTTGTCAGTTTCTCCAAATGGTAGAATACAGGATTTGCCTTTATTCAACATTACTGTAACATACACAGATGCTTCATTAAATGCAGTAGTTCATCGTTTAGAGAATTGCAAATTTAAAACAAATGCAATAGATACAAAAACAGGTGATACTTCCATACCTGTTGAAATTCCTTTGTTTATCGGGAATATTAAATGGCAGTAAAATAAATTAAACCAATAATTATGGATAACCAGAAAGAAGTAATTAAAGGAGAATTGAGCGAACAAGAACTTAAAGACTTAGTTGCTAAATATCCGAAATGTACAACTGCAATTTTTAGAAACGGAGATGGCGAACTAGTAGCAGTTTATTTAAAGAAAGTAGAACGTGAGATTTTTGTACAAGGCAATAAATTTTTAAATCAAAAAGACGAATTAACAACTGCTGAATTTCTTTTAAAGAATTTAAGAATAGCAGGCGTTTCAAGTGAAGAGATTATAAAAGATTTTGATTCGTTAAAAAATTGTGCTGCAACTATTATCCCGGTTCTTTATGTGGTAGCAGGTGAGTTAAAAAAAAATTAGAAGATAACAAACTTAATTTAGGGTTAGCTACAAACGCAGCAGAGGAGATTCGTAAGAACAACGCCCTGTTGCGTTTTTATTATAAGGAAAACCCAGAGGAGTGGGATGATGATAAATGGGCGCAGAGAGTTACTGAAATGGAGTTTGTTTTCTCTTATATGGAAATGCGAAAAATAACTATTAACTAATGAGTACGCAAAAAGTAAATTATCAAATAACCGGGGAAAACCTTTTGAGTAAAGTCTTAAGGCAGATTGATAGTGATGCAAATAAAACAGAGCAGTCAATCAATAATATTTCTAAAGGTTCTGGCGGTGGTGGTTTAATGGGTTCTATTGTTGGAGCTAATTTACTTACAAATGCTATCCAAAAAACAGCTGGGGCTATTTATAATTTTGGTAAAGAATCCATAGATGCTTATGGTAGAACAGAAAGTTACGAGGCGAGATTAACAACTTTATTAGGAAGTAGAAAAGCTGCTGAATTAGATTTAATTAATTTAAGAAAAGATGCAGCAAAAACACCTTTTGATGTTGCTAGTTTAATTCAAGCAAACTCTTTATTAATTGGATCAGGTGAAAGTGCAGGGAACGCTGAAAAAGCTGTAATGGATTTAGGTAACGCTATTGCTGCAACTGGAGGAGGAAGTGATGAGTTAAGCAGAATGGCGGTTAACTTAGCCCAAATAAAAACGCTAGGTAAAGCTTCAGCATTAGATATAAAACAATTTGCATACGCGAATATCCCAATTTACAAAATACTTTCCGAATCCATGAAGAAACCTATCGAACAGGTTAAAACAATGGACGTGTCTTATAAAGATTTAACTAAAGCTTTAGCAGATGCAAGAAAAGAAGGGGGAATGTTTGCAAATGGTTTAGAGAATGCTTCAAACACATTAAATGGTTTACGCTCAAACTTAGATGATACAATAGAATCTTTAAAGTCTAACATAGGAGAAACATTTGCAGATACATTAAAAGATTCATTAAGAGGATTACTTCCTATAATGGATGAGTTTAATAGAAAAATGATGGAAGCAAATAGCACATCTAAAGTATTAAACGAACAAGGATTAGGATTTAGATTTTTTGAAAGTTTAGCAACTAAGGGCGAAATGGGATCTATGAAAACAGCATTGGATAAAAATGTTGCTTTTGCATCACAAGGAGAAACACAAGCCAAACTTGCTGAGAAGAGTATTAATCAATTTTTAAAAGACATCACTTTTAAATTTAATGATGAACAGTTTATTTATGAAGCAACAGGCGAAGGAAATAAGCCAGACGCTCAAAAATATTTAAGAGAAGTTGCATTGATTAAAGATGCTTTGATTTCTATAAAAGAAGTAGGAAAAAAAGCAACTGAAGGAAATTTAAAAACAGGAGCATCAAATGGAGGTGCCAATGAAAAACTAGGCACAGGCGTAACAGTAGAAGCACACGCACCTAAAAATCAATACATCACAATCAACGGTGGTTTAGTTCATCAAATGACTATTGAATCAATGGACGGAAGCACTCCAACAGGTGAAATAAAAGACCAAATATCAACTGTATTAGTTGAGTTATTAAATGACGCATATCAAGCACAAGTATAATGAACCAACCTAACATACCTGAATTATTAGTAGTTAATCAAGCAAAACAGATTTTGTTTGGCGCAGGATTAAATTCATTAAAAGCTAAATTCTACAATTTTGGAGATGCTCCGGTTGAGGACACTCCGGATAAATACTCTTTATTGGGAACTCCCGTTTTTGATAGCGTTACATTTTATGGTAATGGGGCAGATGGTGCAGTTACTTATTATGATTTGACTTTACAAAAAACCGTAACAGTTCCAAAATTAACTATTGACATAGCCTTAATTACAGTAACAAAAAATATTAATGTCACTAAAACAAATGTAATAGGAGCAAATGGGTCTGTAAAACAATACATAAATGTTGGTGATTACGATATTGAAATTAAGGGAACATTTACAAGTGAAATACCAGACACTAGACCAGATGAACAATTAAGAACATTACACAAAATTACAAGTGCAACAAATGAAGTTTCTGTAGCGTCTGGATTTTTAAATCTATTTGGAATAACTACAATAGTATTTGATGGTCAACAAACATTCCCTCAAGATGAATCGCAAAGAGATGTTATAAAATTCTCATTGAATTGCATTTCAGAAACTCCATTTGTGATTAAAGTAACTCAACAAGGATCAACAAGCAGTAACACTCAGCCAAAATAATGCTTTTACCACAACGTAAAATAACATTTACCAGAGTGCCGGAAGGTGACGTAATAGAGTACACTTATTCGGCAGGTGTATCTATTGAGAAAAGCCGTCAAAACTTAACAGATACGGCTCGAATTATTATACCTAGAAAATTAATGTATAGTAGTGGTAAGCCTTTGAGCCCATCAAATCAAAGTTTACAGGATAACATTACACTTCCATCAACATCTGAGCAACAAACTTATGTAGTTGGTGCAGATGCCATTTTTAAACGTGGGGATAAAGTAAAAATTGAAATGGGATTTTATCCTAATTTAGTTACTCGATTTGTTGGGTACATTTCACACGTTAGTAGCTCTCTGCCTATTGAAATAAAATGTGAGAATAAAATGTGGTTAATGAAGCAATTTGCGGTTATCTATCCACAAGCTGCCACACATAACTATACCACTAAACAGAAAGGAAGTTATTTTGCTTCTGCAAATTCTATCACATTAAAGCAGTTAATGGATATTATTATTTCATTTCAACCTGCTACTCAGGAAAAAATACAATACAAGCTTATTGATGATAATATGAACATCGGTAAATGGCTTATAAATAACATAACAGCGTCAAAGGTATTAGATGTTTTAAAAGACCGTTACGGATTATATTCTTATTTCAAAGATGATGGCATTTTATATGTAGGTTTTCCAAATGATGCAAGTGAAACAAACATTCAGGAATTTCCATTTGAACAAGTTGTAATTGATAGCGACAAATTAACTTGGGAAAATGCCGATGATGCTCGCATTAAAATACATGGCGTGTCTATGTTATCTGACAACACCAAATTAGAATATGATGCTGGTGATGAGGGAGGCGATACAATTACAAAAATATGTGTAAATCAGAACATGGAAGGACTTAAAAAGTTTGTAGGCGAAATGTTAAAAGGCTTTAAATACACAGGTTATAGAGGTCAGTTAAAAACATTTGGTGAACCTGCAATGAATCCCGGTGATGTTGCAAAAATTACAAGTTTAAAGTTGCCAGAAAGAAACGGTAGTTATTTGGTTAAGTCAGTAAAAATTGACGATGATCAAAACGGATATTTTCAAATTTTAGAATTAGGAGCAAAAGTAGCATGAGTAGTAAAAACGGTGAAAAAATAAGATTTGCTTTAAAGAGGCTTTTAGAAACTACTTCTCCAAAGTATGGCAAAGCTTGTATTGTAAAAAATGTAAGTGCAGACCCTTTAACTGGGGTTATGTTAATTGATTGTGAAAGCATAGAGGATAAAACAGTTATTGAAGACGTGAGGTTAACGGCTGACTTTAACGAAAATTCAACAAGTGCCGGATTGATATTGGTTCCAAAACTTAACAGTATTGTTTTAGTGTCTTTTATTGGTGATAGTGAGGCTTATTTAAGCATGGTTAGCGAGGTCGACCATATGTATTTAAATGCTAATACTTACGGAGGGTTAATAAAAATTGATGATTTGACAAGTAGTATAAATACTATGATTACAAATATTAACACGCAATTAACTGCTATATCTGCTGGAATAGCTTCTGCAGGTGGTACATATACGCCTGTGCCTTTAATACCATTTAATAAAACAACATACGAAAACACTACAGTTAAACATGGTAACGGTTTGCTTACTTAGTTTGAGTCAAAAAAATAATTTAAAATCTTGTTGAATTAACTTTGTAAAATGGCACTTGTTCAGGACATATTACTGGCTGATGATTGGGATTTGCTTTTTGCAAATGGTGATTTTATAGTTGGTGCAAGCGACTTACAACATTTAGCATTGATTACAGAAATGGACATAGGGCATTTAAAAGAAAGTCCATTTTTAGGAGTAGGAGTAAGGCAGTATTTAGGCGGTAACACACCTGTTAATGAAATAAAAACAAAAGCACAACAGATGTATGAAGCTGACAATTACACTATAAATCTAATAAATGTTAAGGATGGAGAAATTATAAACGTTGTAGCTGATAGATTATGAAAACAATAATTGCATCACAAGGTCAGAGTATTTTTGATTTAGCTTTTATATGTTATGGAAGTTATGATGTTTTAAAGTTGATGCAAGAAAATCCATTTATAAAGGATTTAACTTATACAGATTTTGCAGGAAAAACAATTAAATACACTCCAACAAATAATAATGCAACGTTTGCAAATGGCTTGAGTAGTAGGGTTGTAAATACAGGTAACTTAAATGTAAATGATTGGATTTTGTATAATGGATTTTGGCACGATAACAAATTTTGGAGAGATAATAAAACTTGGATTGATTAATGAGTACAGTAGGACAAATAAGTAACGGTGAAAGTGGTTTATCCGTACGAACAAAACTAAATTTAGTTATTGATAGAACAACTGTATTTGATACGGCAGCTAATTTTACGTCAAATAATCCAACTTTAAATACAGGTCAGTTGGGAATTGAAACTGATGAT